TGGTACAACCTACCCATACACAATTGATGGGTTCGTTGCACTTGCTGACGGTGCTGCTGGTGGTACTCACTTCGGTACCGCTGCAACCCTAACCACAGCATCAACATTCTTCACCGCTGCTACCACAGCAGGTCAGGTCAAGAGTGGTTCCGCAATCGCCTTCTTTGAGCAACTTTACAACGCCCTGCCCCGTAAGTTCAAGGCTCGTCGTCAAGAGTTGAAGTTCTACGCTTCTACAAAGAATGTCCAAACCCTTCTAACGGATCTACGCGCAATTGGTTCAGGCGGCGTTCCTGAGGATATCGCTTCTGGTATCCTTCGTGGCGCACAGCCTCGCGTCGGTGGTCCTGCTGGTATGACAACCTCCATCTTCGGCATTCCCGTGATGGAAGTTCCACTATACCCAGATCACTACGTTGACCTTACGTTCCCACAGAACAGAATCTGGGGCTTCCAGAGAGATGTTACTGTTCACCGTGAGTTCAAGCCAAAGAAAGACACCGTGGAATACACAGTTTACGTCCGCATGGGTCTTAACATTGAGGAACTTTCCGCAATGGCTAAGGCAAATGCTGTAACTGGCTGATAACTTAATAGTTCTTGGTTAGGGGGTCGCATTAGCGGCCCCCTTTCCATATTCCAAAATATAGTAAAATATAAATAATTAAATTTCTGGCGGTGCTGAATGATTGAATATTTAAGACAAGATAATTCACCATTAACAATATCTTATACGGCGAGCGCCTATGCCACTAATGTCTATTTTGAAGCATATGATTTGGACACAGAAGAATTTATTCAAAGCGGCGCGGCAACAACTAGCGGGTCATCAATTTATTCAATAACATTCACTTTAGATGCAGCATCATATGATAGAAATATAAAATTAGAAATAATTACAACTAGTTCAGTTGGTGCCTATTCAGAGATACAGAATATATCTTTGATTAGACCCTATGCATCCGTAGAAAGAATATTAGAACTTGCAAATATCCCCGCCACCGCTTCTGCTAATACTAGTTTACTAACTAAATTAGAGAGAAAAGCGCGATTAAGCCTTAATGCTTATATTGGACATAGTTTTTATAAATTAAAGAAAGATTTAACTGTTTACGGAAATAACTTAGACGTTATTAGCGTTCCAGAAAATCTTTATAGAATAGATAAAGTATATGAAGACGATTTACTGGTTTATGAAAGAGATAATTCTGCGATTCAATTAGAATATCCAATAGAGATTGCAGATTCTCGCACTAGAATCAAAATTGTTAACTCATCTTTAAACAGTAAAGAAATTGCAGAATCTCCAATATTTTCAGTCTTCTATTATGAAGGCGTATTCAAAAAAGACCATGCTTATAGAATAGATGGTATCTGGGGCTGGGACTATGTTCCTGCAGATATTGAGCAGGCGACGGCATTATTGGTAGAAGACTATCTATGCAATGATTTTAATATTAGGAACAAAAATATAGCCGAACTATCCAACGACTCATACGATATTAAATATGGCTCAGATTTCGCTACAGGGACAGGAAACCTTGCTGTAGATAACCTTATCGCTCACTACAAAGAGCCTAGATATTTGGTGATTTAAATGGCTGGATGTATTAGTTCCACCGCCTATACTATGCAGGCAGATATTTATTCTGCTTCTGTTACTCAGGGTGCAGCGGGAGAAGTAATAAAAACCTGGGTAAAAGAAGAAACCATCGATTGTTACGCAAGGGGAATCCTTCGTAAAGGTGTTGGCGAAAATTCCACCGCTTTTGAAGTAAATAATTATGTAAATATTCTTAATTCTATGGTAAAAATAAGAACTACTAAAGTTATTCCAAGCAATAAAAGGGTGGTTGCTATTCGTAACGATTATGAGGTCGTTTATAAAGAAGGTCAAGACCCATCTTCAGCGGGCGGACTTGACGGAGCCACTATTTTTGAACCAAGAGGTAGCACCCCAATCACCAATTTTGATGGCAGTATCATAGAGTATGAAACGGTATTGATGCGTCAAGAAATTCAACGCATGGATGTATTATAATGGCTATAAAAGTTTTTAATACTGGGAAGTTTTCTGAAAAAGTTATAGCATTATCTACTTACGACAGTACTGTTTTGAACAGCCTATATTTAAATCCACTTAATGCTCAAAAGATTAATCGTGGGGCAGCCATCCTTATTAAAAACTATTTTGACGAGTACATGGACGCAAGGGCAAAACAGGCGCACTCGTCCTATCATCACGTTTACGAGTTTGATAATACTGGTAATAGAAATGCAAGATTATTTAAGGCTAATATTAATAGCACTCCAGATGGAAGCGCCATGATAAGTTATTCATTCATTCCTGCAAAAGTGCCTAATAGAGAAGGTTATTCATTTCCGAATAAAGCGGAAGTAATGGAGGCGGGAAATCCAATAACCATTACTCCTAAAAAATCAGAATATCTTCAATTTATGTTAGAAGATGGAAAATTTGTTAAGAGCAAGCAAGTTGTTGTAAATAATCCTGGCGGATCAGAGGTGGCAAAAAGTTTCGAAACTACCTTCAATAGATTTATGATGAGTCAGGCCTACGCAGTTCTAACTCAATCAAAATACTATCAAAGAATCGAAGACGCTATGGTTGTTAAGAGAAAATTAATGATTCCCCGAATTAATTCAGGGCTAGTTTCAGAGGCTGCTCGTCGTGCTAAAATGGATGCAGATGAAATAACTGGAGGGTTAGGGGCTTTCTATGCCTAGTTACACAGAACTTCCGATAGTTCTAATAAATCATTATTTGTGGGATCTAGCCAAAGGAAATATTCCTGGGCAACCTGCTGTAGCAAGTGCTGTTTGGGATACAGGCGCATACACATTTACTCCATTTTATCCAGTTAGTGAAAATCTTGCGCCAGATTCAGGTCCAATTCCTTACATATTGTATGATTACATATTTTTGCCAAAGCCAGGAACATTTTGGCCTATGCAAAAAGAGGAAGCGGATTATATCATTGTTGGCGACCTTCCTCAAATTTATTATATAAAAAACTACATTGTAGAAGCGTTAGAAAAATTTGATGAAAGTGCGAGGGAGGTTAATAACTATCTAATGACATCCTCAGTATCCACTAATTTTAAATATATTACCGTAGACCAAGAGAACTACATTGCTGACGAAAAAAGAATAGATAGTTTCGCCCCTAAATTTATTACATGTCTAAAATTAACTTATGAGTATACCAAATAAATCTAGATATGATAATATATCTATGAGGAAGCGTAATACAATATCGCTTCAAGGAGGTGAAAAAATAAATGGCCAGAGACTTTAATGCAAAGAATATTATTACAGGCGCAGCAACCGTATATGTCGGCAAGAATGGTGTAGAGAACAATAAGATCAATGTTTCATCTTCTACCGCAACCGCCCAGGACCCAGGTAACGTTACCACAGTTACTGATGGTGATTGGTACCACTTAGGTTACACAATGGAGGGTGTCACACTCAACATTGAGCCAACCTTCAATGACGTTATGGTTGACCAGTTGCTTGACACAGCAAGACTCTTCAAGACTCAGCAAAGAGTTACTGTCGCTACATCACTTACAGAGGCTACGCTAGAAAACCTTTATGTTGCTATTGGTGGCGCTGGTGGTGCAACTGGTGACTTCCAGACCGCATCAGCAGGTGCATCTTACAACCAAATTACAGCAGCAGACAGTTCTGCAAGCGCACTAGGCGCAGCAGGCGCTAGCGCAGTATATGTTAGTGGTTCAGCCACAGCACAGGTACAGAACCTCCTTCACCTTAACGGTGGTTCACTTGGTATCGCTCCCGTGGAGCGCTCCATGTGCTTCGTTGGTTCTGCTCCCACCTCAGTCGCTGAATCTGGTGGTGCAGGCAAGAAGGCAGAAAGAATCTACATGGTTTACCGCGCTGTTTCTGTTGAAGCAGTTGGCGTCGGCGTTCGTCGTGACGATGCTACCGTATTCCCTGTTAACTTCCGCGTTCTACCCTCTACCTCTAACGAGGCTCCTGATGGCAACGCCGCATACGGAAAGATTGTTGACAGACTGTTCTAATAATTCAATAAGGTTTATGATAGGGACGCAGCATTTTGCTGCGTCTTTATCATTTATACGGTATAATATTGCTAAACAACGAAAGGATATTTCATGGCAACTAAGGTCTACGAAACTATAGAATTAGAACTTCTTGATGGTCGCACCATTACAGTAAAACCTCTTAACCTTAAAAACCTCCGTGAGGTTATGAAAGAGTGGCAGAAGGCTTCAGAGGTTCAGAATGAGGACGAGTTCCTTGATGTTCTCATCAAATGTACATCAATTGCTTTCCGCCAGTTTGCTCCAGATCTAGCAGAAACGACAGAAGAACTTGAAGAAGCAGTAGATCTTCAGACCATGTATAAGATTCTTGAAGTAGCCGCTGATATCAAGTTGAATGACCCAAACCTAGTGGCGACGGCTCAGGAACTCGCTGGGAGGATCTAGACCTCGCTTCCATGCTTGGAGAGGTCTTTCTCCTGGGACATTGGAAAGACTACGAGGAACTTGAATCGTCGCTATCTATGCCAGAACTTGCTGCCACATTAAAAGCAATCTATGAGGCAGAAAGAAGAAGACAGAAGTTTATGGCCGCTCTTCAGGGCATAGACATAGACGAAAATTCTGAAGAACCAGAGGAGGAATCCCGAATTCCTAGTGTAGAAGAAATTCAGGCTAGGGCAGTCGCTAGACTGACTGGTGATAAAAACATGGCTGGAGCAATTGAACAGGGTCTTACCCCAGAAATGGGAGTTATATATGAATTAGCGGAGGGAACTGAACTTGGCTAATATTCACTCCACAATTACTTATAATGCTAATCTTTCTGCCGCACAAGCGCAGATTAAGGCTCTTACTGCTCAAATTGGTACACTAACCGCTGCCTTTAACACTCTTGATAAATCCGCTCTTACTGCTCAAAGAAGTCTTGCTGCAACATTTGCAGCAGGAGTTGGGCAGACGGGCGGATTTACCACATCTACAGTAAAAGCAACAAGTGCAGTAGAAACTTTTGGCAAACAACTTGCGGCTAATCGCCTTACGATGCGTGAATATTTCCGCGAGGCGATTACTGGGTACACTCGCCAGAACAGTATGATGCGTCGTCTTGCTGAACAGCAGGTAAGATATCAGCAATCCATTGCTGTTCCTGTCGGCGGCGGACAGGCAATGATGATGACTCCTCAGAGTATTAATCTTGCCAGCAATGCAGCCGCACTTGCTTCACAAAGATTTGCGGTTTTTAATCAATTAATGAATAGCGGAGCCACCGCCATGCTTAACTGGGGTAAAAATACCCAATGGGCTGGCCGACAGTTGATGGTGGGCTTTACTGTTCCGCTCATGCTTTTTACTGCAGTTGCCTCTAAGCAATTCCGAGAACTTGATAAAGAATTAACTAGATTCCAGAAGGTTTATGGCGCTGATCTTGGTAATGCTATTAGCGACTCTACTGAGCGTATGCGTGAGCAGGTCAAACAATTAGCCTACGATATTTCAAGCACCTATGGGGTGGCTGCTAAAGACACCGCTGCCTTGGCTGCAGATATTGCTGCTACTGGTAGAGAAGGAGAAGAATTAATATCTAGTGTGCAGCAAACTACAAGATTGGCAGTTCTTGGTGAAGTAGATAGACAGGAAGCAATGAAGGCAACGCTCTCATTGCAATCAGCATTCAGGATGAATACTAATGAACTTGCCGAGTCTATTAACTTCTTAAACGCTGTTGAAAACCAAACTTCTGCAACTCTAGAAGATCTTGCCACAGCAATTCCTAAGGTTGGGCCTGTTGTTAGAAGTCTTGGCGGTGACGTAAAAGATCTTGCCACCCTTCTTGTTGCCATGCGTGAAGGTGGTATTCCTGCAGCAGAAGCAGCCAACGCATTAAAATCTGGTCTTTCTGCTCTTATTAACCCAACCAAGCAAGCATCAGATGTCGCTAGACAATTCGGAATTGACTTAGTTGGAATTGTTGAAGCAAATAAGGGTCAATTAATGCCCACCATTTATGCTATGCAAGAAGCGTTAGGTGGCCTAGATAGTTTTGGAAGATCAAGAGTTATTGAGCAAATTTTTGGTAGATACCAGTTTGCGAGAATTACGGCTCTATTCGACAATATTGGGCGGGCAGGGTCACAGACCCAATCTGTTGTAGAACTAGCCTCTAAGTCATCGGCAGAATTAGCCAAGGTCGCAAACGACGAACTCAGGACCCTTACAGAATCTACTGCTATGAGATTCCAAAGAACCATGGAAGATTTAAAGAACGCTATCATGCCAATAGGTCAGACATTGACAGAAACTTTGATACCTATCTTTGAGTTTATTGGTAGTGGAATGAAGACTTTGACCTCATTCTTCCAGTCACTTCCTGGTCCAGTAAAAGATTTTGCTAAGTATGGTGTAGCAATTGCCGCTCTTGCAGGTCCTATTATTATGATGGTTGGTCTTTTTGGCAATCTTATTGCTAATGGCATTAAATTCGGCATGATGATGACAAGGCTGGGTGCAAGAATTGCTGGGGTTAGAATAGAGAAATTTGAACTTCTTAATCAAGATGTTATGGCTGCCAAACTTGGTGTCGATGGTTTAACGAAATCGTTTGATACACAAGAGGTCGCATTAAGGAGATTGACTGGTGTTTTAAGTTCATATGAACAGTCTTTAAGAAGACTCACTACCGCTAACCCCGCACTATTTATTCCTGGCGCTTTGCCAGCCGCCAGAGGACAAGTTCCTATTCGTCGTCAAGCGGGGTCAACTAGGCCAGAGTTTGTTCCAGGATCTGGGCGCGGAGATAAAATTCCTGCCATGCTTGAGCCTGGTGAATTCATTGTTAATCGTTCAGCAACAGAAAAATATGCGCCAGTTTTAATGGCGATGAATCGCGGTAATTTACCAGGATTCCAAGAGGGTGGATCTCCAGATAATAGGCATAGACAAGCAGCACTTAAGTCAGATGTTTTTGTGCTTAGAGGATTAGGTGCAAATATTAGTAATCCTGCTGGACTTGCAGGAATTATGTCTATTAGTGCAAAAAGTATTGCAGATGTTTCCACATTATATGTTAAAGAAATAGCCGCCGCTGCTGGAACAACTGTTAGTGCAATTAATAGAGAAGTTTCTGCATGGAAACAACAAAACGCCCCATTACTTAAACAATTTAATAAAGATCTTGCTGTTGCAATTAGAACAAATAATTTGCCAATGCAGCAAGAATTAATTAGAAAAATAAACGATAAATTTATAGCGGACATGCGTGCTTCTGGTGGTCCAGTATCACAGTTTGCGGCACAGGCTAAAATAATGTTCCCAGAATTAGCACAAGACCTTTTGCAAACTCAATCAATAATTGAAAAGACCAAATTAAATCTAAATAATGCTGAAGATGCTACGGAATTCTATGCCAAAAATATGGAAAAAACTGCTCTTCTTTCTAGGATGGCTACGCCCGGTCCATATAAGGCCCCAGCAGTAGCCGCAGCAGGAGTTCTTCCTATGCTTTCAGGGGCAACGCCAGCCGCATACATGTCTAAATATGGAATTCCCGCACAATTTTTAGATCCAAGAATTAGGGGTACTGGAGGGGAAGCAAGTTCTTATGGTATAAGAAGTGCTGCTGGAAGATTAGCCTTGCTTAGAGCAGGATCTTCAGCAGAACATGTGTCAAAAACTGTAGTACAAATTGAAACTTACGGTGAGCAGGTAGCAGAACGCTTGACTAAAGCCATGGCAGATGGTCAGGCCAAGGGTGCAAGAAAAGCAATTAGGCCAGGGTCTCCATCTAGAGCCGCCGTAGAACAATTCGACCCTCTAGGATTTTCTTTAGGTCAGGGGGCAATTGCTGGACTAACAAAAGGTTATAAATCTGCAGTTGCAGGAAAACAAATTTTTTCTGGTCCAGTAGGAGGAACTGGAATTGAATCTATCTCTAATGCTCAGAAGATAGTGCAAGCAGATCGGGCCATTATAAAACTAAAGGATATGCAACTCAAGCATACTGCTGATCGTGTAAGAGCAGAAGTTGAATTAGTGGCTCTATCTAGAAGATATGCAAGCGGAGAAATTAATCTAATCCAGTTCCTTGAGCAAAAGAGACAAATTGAGTTACAACAAAAAGATGCCGCTGAAAAAGAACTAAGAATTCAAAATCTTATTAATCAAAAGAAACAAGCAATTGCCGATGCAGATCAAGCGCAACTTAGGGCCGAACAGGAAGAGGCTAAGGCTGCAGCGCGTCGTGCCGCAGCAGCGGCTTCACCTATGTTTGGTATGGGTATGGCTGGATCTATGGGGTATTTCCGTGGAGGAGCATCTCCATATGCTATTTCAACAGCAAGGCCATCTAGATTTGGAAATATGACTCTAGAGGAAAGAAAACAACTTGCTGCAGCCAGAAGAGAATATTATTTATTGCAAAGAGGTGCATCAACAGGAACTGGGCCAAATGTTGCAATTGCAGGGGCAAGAGATCAGGCTCAGGGCGGAATGCGTGGAATGGGCGCAATGAATGCTGTTTTTGCCCTATCCATGGTTACCTCCAGTTTGTCTATGATGAGTGGGGCATCACAAGAGGCAGCCGCCAAATTGAGTTTATTTACAACAGCATTAATGATGGCTTCATCAGTAATGATGATGAGGGGCAGTATGGGCGGAGGAATGACCTCCAACTTCCTAGGAATGGGATCTCTTGCAAATCAAGCGGGTGCCGCCAATTTAAGAAGGGGTGGAATGGCTGGTGCAACTGCTGCCCAGGCTGGTCAATTAAGAGCCCTTGGATACGGGAAAGAACTTGGTAAATTAAGTGGGGCCTTAAGTGTATTAAGCGGACCAGTTGGTATTGCGGCAGCAGCGGCTGTAACTGGCGTAGCAGGAGCATACCTTCTTGTTCAAAATGCAGCAGATGAAGCGCGACGTAGATCTGTTGCAGCGTTTGAAGATCCAGTTAAATCGGCAGAGTATTTTGGTGAAACTGTTGCAGATGTAAATCAACAGATGAAAGATCTAAACGCGAACATGACAGAAGAGCAGGTTGAAGGAATAGATCAGGCCCTGCGGGATGCAGTTAAAACCGACTACGCTGATTTAATTGAAAAAATTAGATACGGAAGTGCTCGGGCTGGGGCAAGAGAACTTTCGCTAGTATTTAATAAAATGATTGCATCGGGAATGTCTGAAGAAAATGCTGTGGCAGCAGTTAAAGCAATTGCAATAGAATCTGGTCAGGCTGGCGGAGCGGCATTTGCAGAAGCGTATACGAATGGATTGCTTAAGGCTAAAACTCCACAAGATGTTGCCAATAATTTAGCAGCACAGTTTGACCCAGAACTAATGACCAGGAATGCAGAAGAAATTCAAAAGGCAATTGAGAGTTTTGATCTAGGGCCCATGGCAGATATGGCTGGCAATACGGCAGAATTATTAGATAATACTTTTGGTGACATACTTTTGGGTGTAAATAGTTTTGCATCCAATATTAATCTTTCAATGCAAGGTTTAAGGTTTGTTAAAAATTTCTTGCCAGAAGGTGCTAGAGATAATGCATTTGTAACAGCGTTTGATCAATTATTTAATAAAGATGAGGCTGCCGCAACAATAGATGTAGCCGCTAATTATTCTAGGGGCATGGAACAATTAATGGCTAATTTAGCAGAAAACATGGATGTTTCATCCAATCAAATAATCGGTGTGGTAGAAACATTATTCTCTACTTTCAAGGAGGCCCCGACTGAAAGCATGGCGGCTTTTGATAAGATCGCAGAAACAGCCCTGGCCTTTGATAATGTAGAATTTGACCCCGTTCCTATGCAAGATTTTCTCAATACTTTAGATCCACTTGCAGCAATAACCCTGTCTCCACTAATTCAAGATAATGAAGAACTTGCCCTACAAATCATGAAAGCCGTTGCTGCAGGAATGAGTCTTCAAGAAATTTTAGATGCTATTGCTGGAGAAAGATTAGATATAGAAATAGACATTAAAGTAAGAACTCAAGAACTAGAAGTTGCTCTTAATGAATTAAAGACTAACTATTCTGATGCTGTAAGTGGTGCTCTAGGTGATGATGTGGAGGCGCTAGATAAAAGAATTTCTAATCTTACTGACAGAATTGAAGATCTAAATAAGAAAAAAGAGAAGAGCCTTGAAAAAATGCAAGAAGGTTTCGACGCAGAACAAAAAATGCGTGAGGACTCTGTTGAAGGCCTAGAAGATGAATTAGATGAAAAAAGAGAATTATTCGATGAAGAAATGGATGCTCTAGATAAAAGACAAGAAAAGGTTGAAGAATCCGCCGACGCCTACATTGAGTCCTTAGAAAAAACTCAAAAGTCTGAATCATTCTATTCACAGCAAAGAAAAACTGCCTTTAGCGCTCTAGAAAAACTTGCGTCTGGAGATATTTTTGGATTCTTGCAAGAACGTGAACAAATGTCCTCAGATGCTCAAGAATTCTCTTATGATCAGATGATTTCTGACATTGAGGAAAGAAGAGATTTTGAGTTAGATGTTATTGATGAAATTCGTGAAAAAAGACAAGAAGAGCAAGATGAATACGAAAAAAATATGCAAGATAAGATAGATAGTATTAGAGACCTCATGGAGATAGAGCAAGAAGCACATGAACAAGCGATGGAAGATGAAGAAAAAAGATTTAATACAAAGATTAGAAATACCAAAGAAGAGTTAAGAGAAAAAAGAACTCAGCGTGAAGAGTTACAGGACATAATAGATGATGCTACAAATGGAGAAATTACTAGCGCCCAAGAATTAGCACGCAGACTTCCCCCAGAACAAGCAAAGCAGTATATCCAAAAACAAAAAGAAATTATTAAGAATGTGTTCTTACTAGAGTATCAAAAAGATCTAGAAGAAGGCGGTACCCCAGAATCTGCAAAGGCAAGAGCGGCTAGAGTGGCTATGCCATTATATAATATGCTATCTGGGGCAAGAGATCAAGGAGCACTTTCTGCAGATCAACTTATTTCTCAACTATCGATAACTGGAACAGATCTTACTGGACAATATTATGGATCTACTACTGGAGGCAATACTGGAAGAAATACTCCTAGAACAACCTCGTCAGGAACCTCTGGTCCTGGATTTGATGTTACTAGATATGATAGAAACTATCCTCAAACAAGAGTCGGCTCTGATGGAATTACATATATTTGGAACGGTAATAGATATGTACCACAGTATGCAAATGGAGGAAAAGTAACTGGTCCTGGAGGACCCAAGTCTGATGTCATTCCCGCATATCTTTCTAATGGTGAATATGTAATTCAAGCCTCTAGTGTAAGTAAGTACGGCAAGGATATGATGGATAATATTAATGCCGGAAAGTTTGCGGGTGGTGGACCAATATCAACTTCTACCGCCGCCGCTCAAGCCAAGTCAACATATCGTGGGGCTCTTCCAGGCCCAATGATGTTATATGCAGGAGGATATATTTCTGCTGACCGCGCTGAAACGGCGGCTAGTAATAATAGATATGCTAAAGCCAAAACACAATATTCTGGTGGCACCCCGACATATTCTGGCGGATATACAAATGCTAATTCTCAGGCCTACTCCAATATCTACGGGCAGCCTAAACGTAAACTTAGGCCAGAGAGAAACCCATATACTCGCGGAGGATACATGCGTCCCACCGGAAGTAGTGCGGGGTCTGGATTCTCTCTTATGTATAAAGGAATATCTGGGGCAATAGAAAAAGATGGTCTTTGGTCTACACTAGGATCTATGGCATCAGCCATCGCTGCTGACCCCGCCTCATTAATTCCATTCTACGGAATGTCAAGTATTGATACATCAACTCAAGAAGGTAGAGACATGCTTTCTGCCGCCGCGCTAATGGAAATTCTTGGAGTTATTCCTGGGGTTGGTTTAGGATTCAAGGGTACTTCATTATTAGGAAGATCTGCAGCCAGAACTGCTGCTAAAACAGCAATAACAGATATATCTACACCGATGCCATTCGGACTGCCTAGACAGGGACCTGCAGCCGCTGGACCATGGCTATATAGAAATCCCCCAACTCCATTTGGACCTGGATCTAAACCATTAGACATTGTATTAGAATCAGATCCATTGCAGTTCTCATTAGGAATGGGGATACAGAGGAATGTTCCAGGACCAATAAGTGTTCCAAAAGCACAGGTTGGAAGAACTAAGAGTGCCAGAAGACAAAGACTTCTCGCTCCTGCTGGAGGAAAGCCAGACGCTCTAATTTTAGATTTTGTAAGAAGATATGTTCCAGAAGAACAATTAGATGAGTATTTTGATATACCCGAGGGTGGTCAGGGAGGGGTAAGTCCTGGTGGATTCGTTGTAGGAAAAGACGGGGTAAGAAGATATATTAAGTCAAATTCATTAGGTAGTCCTGCAGCAACATATAGCGAGGCACTTGTTGCAAGAATTTATAAATCTCTTGGAATAGATATTCCAGAAGTAGATCTTTTAAATATTGGTCAAAAGCAAAGAATGTATGACCCAGGAAATGAAAGATACTACATCGATCCTAATTATTTTAGGCCAGAAGAACTTGTTCTAGCAAGCAAAATAATTCCAAACATTAAGGATGCTAATAAATTTTATGATGCACCAGGATTAGATAAACTTACAGCAAAACAAGCAAATACTAGTTTAGAGTCTGCTATGAGGATTGCCCTTTCTGAAGAAGGTGGTATTGGAAGGGCGGTAGATATTTGGCTTGGCCTCACAGATACAAAGTCCAGTAATTACGGAGTAAGGTTTGATCCTAATGCTCCTATTGGAACAAACTCTGTAATATCTCCAGTAAGAATAGATGTTGGAGGAAATGCGCTAGCAAATGCCTGGGGCAGCCCGGTACCATTTGATCCGTCAAGACCTTTAGGTGGAACAAGTCCAAGTCATGGGTTTGCTCCACTTAGTGGCCCACAAATGGTTGCACAAACAAACAAGTTATGGAATATTATACAAAAAGATTTTGGCGGTGTAGGTGGAGTTGTAGACCCCATTACTGAAATGTTTGCTAGAACAGCCCCACTCTATAAACCAAGAGACCCTAATTTTATTAAAACTGTCCTAGAAGCAAGATTAGCCGCGCTACTGGATGATCCAAAACATTTCGGATATGCTTATGGCGGACTGGTTCAAAAATTTGCTGAAGGTGGATTAGTAGAATCAATCAATAAATTCTTCCCCAGCGGTGGCCATCAATTCTATTCCGGCTGGAATAAGTATAATTCGTGGTCTAAGGGAAAGCCTGGATTAATTATGATGCATCATACCGCACTACAGCCAGGAGTAAGCCAGCAGGCCGAACTTGATGCATTTGCAAAAGACTGGAAAGGAAAGCCAGTTGTTCAGTCTTGGATAGGTAAGGGCGGTGTGGCACATACCTTGGCCGCTGGAAATACTGGATATGGCGCAGGCGATGGAACCACTAAATATATGAAGGGGGAAACCGCTGCTGCTAAGGAAATTATAGATGTTGCAGGTCATCCAAATTCAGTTTCTTGGCAAATGGAAGTATCATCTGCTGGAAAAACTCAAGACTTTACTTCTGGACAGTTTGACGCAATAGCAAGAATGACTGCGGCAATTAGAGATTGGGCAGGCTGGCCAGGATTTGAAGGAAGAATAATTAATCATAAAGACTGGGCAGGGTATAGAACTGATGGAACAGCAAGAAATGATACATTATACCCAATATCTACATTTGTCAATAATGCTAATAAAATTTGGGAAGAAAATGGAGGGTCTACTTCTGGAGAAAATGGTGGATCAAATTCTAATGGAAATAAAGGTGGCAAGGGGGCAGGCGGAAAAAATAACAAGGGAATAGAAGAAACTTTAGCCAAACCACTAAGAGGTTTATACGGCCCATTATCTTTACTCTCAGATAGTATCTCAAAAGGTAAAGAAGGTGGTGGTAAAACAAAGCCCTCCCCAGACGGAACTTACGAAACTCCTCAAGGAAACAATCCAGATGGAGTCCTCGCCGTTGAATTTGCTAAGAAGCAATTAGGTGAACCTTATGTTTATAATGGTGATGGTCCAGATCAATGGGACTGTTCTGGATTAACCGCTGCTGCATATAATGTTGGCGTGCCAGATGGTTATAAAAAATATAGTTTAATATCTTATTCTACAGACCAGGCAAATAGACTAAATATTGTTTCCAGAAGAGTATCTGGGACACCTGGGGATGGCAGCGCTCCAGAAATTCCAAATAATTTTGGAATTGGAGATATTCTTTACTTTACAAATACTGGCCTGGGGGCATCTGGAAAACATGTTTCTATGTATGCTGGAAATGGGCAAATTATCGAGGCTGGCGATCCAGTACAAATTAATCCATTAAATAGTTTATGGAATAGAAAATACTTCACTTTTGGAGGACCACCAATACCAAAATATGCAGCAGGAGGATTTATTTCTGGACCAGGAGGCCCCAGATCTGATATGATTCCAGCAATGCTTTCAAATGGTGAATATGTTGTTAAGGCCTCTTCTGTTGCTAAATACGGTAAAGGATTTATGGATCAAATTAATTCCGGCTCACTTAATCCATCTCAGGGTTCATCAATTCAGCCAGCCCGATTTGCAAGTGGCGGAATGGTTGGTTCTGCTCCAATGCCAGCATTCAGTATGCCAGAAATGGCTGATACATCTGTTGGTGTAAATAATACAACCTATGGTGGCAATTCATCTTCTACAAGAAATAGTACTAAGGTCAAGGTTGTTATTAATGGCGCTGGCGGTAAGGGTGCTAATGCAATTGCTAATAAAGTTGTTAGTATGATTAACTCTGCAAACAACAGAAGAAATCATAGTAGGAGCATCTAGTGTCTACCACAACATTACAAAGAATATGGACCCGCCCAGCATTAATGATATTTTCAGAAAATGCTCCTGTAGCAGTTAATGCCGCTGCTGGTCAATGGAATTTAGGAACCGCAGATACAGACTTTTTATATCTAACTGATGATAGTAGATCAGAGTTACAGATAGCAATAGAGAGAATAGAGTATAAAAAAAGAATGATCAATGGAAGAATGAGATCTTATCATGTGGCGGATAAGAAAACATTCTCAGTATCTTGGCGAGACTTACCTTCTGCCCGCGCAGAATTATCAGAGACAAGATTCGGCGGAACTACAACAGGATGGGCCTCATCTCAGCAGATGCTTGATTGGCATAAAGATCATACGGAAAGTTTCTATCTCACTTTGATTTACGACACACCAGAGGCAGCAGCAGAAATTCCTCTAAGGTATTCACTAGAATCATACAATGTGTTTTTTGAAGATTTTAGTTATGTCGTTACAAAGCGAGGGCCGACGCACGATTTGTGGGATATCTCCATGACTTTGGTGGAGGTGTAGTGTTAAATTATAGCGATATCCGCGACCTTTATAAAAACGCGGACAGAATAAATAGCGACCATCTAATTATTGCCGAGTGGAATATGAATAAGTATTCCGTCATTGAAAAGTATGGCATGTATAAACTCTACGGACAAGAATTTATTTATTCTGCAACTAGTTCTAATATTATTGACGGCAAGAACAGAATTGTTTTTGATGAAAAAGACACTAAGATAGACCCCAAATCAAACTTTTACTCTCAATTATCATCTGTATTCAAGCCAAATAGACCAGATCCAGGGATTGTTTTAATTCAAAAACATCCTGGGGCGGTGTTTAATGATAGCGTTTTTGACATGAGGGTATCTAATCTATCTACTGCGTCCGCCAGATTCTATCCAGTATCCGAAAACAGAACTTACGATTATTACAATTCTGGCAAGTTCCTAGGATTTGATGAAATTGCTGGTGTACAAAGAAAAATGATCGGGGTGGCTAATAGTTTTGGAAGCATCGCTGATGTTAATCCATTTGTTGTATACGAAAGTGAAGATGAAGAAGAACCTAACCCAATCATGTGCAACAAGATTGTCATTAAAGTGCAAAATCATTTAGCGATTCCATCTTCATTCTCTGTAGATATTTTGGTCGGAAATACATGGACGCAAGTATACAATGTTCCAAGAGATGCGGGCCGACTAGGAAATCCAAATGCCGTAGCAACATCTAGTGATGACTTTATTGACGGAGAATTAAATTTATATTATCAAAGAAACGGAACATGGTCTAAAACAGTTTCTAGAATGGACGACTTTGATCAACTCATTGCATCAACTCCCACCCATTTTAAAAGAATCAGGGGCATTAGGTTTAGAGTAGATTCAATGGTTCCTGTAGTTGCACCTCCAACTAAAACAAATGGAGAAAAGTTCCCAGTAAATCTCAAGGCATCGCCTTTAGAGTTAATAGAAATTTCTCCAAGATTAGAAGCCGATGTTACAGCCTATGTTGAATCATTTAATATTGCATCATCTGTTGGTGATTCTACAAACTTTGGTCTACCTGTAGGAACTGTGGTGGCGGGAGCAGGAAATGTATCTCTATCCAACGAAGAAGGGCAATTTTTATTTGCAAGTATCTTGAGTACATCAAAAATGCTCAACGAGGATGTAAAATTTAGTTTTTATCAGAAGGTGTACGTTCCAGATGTAGACCAAACTTTTAACATTCCATTGGGAGTAATGTTTTCTAATCAATGGAATATTGGGGAAGATTATTCAGTATCTGTAGAACTAGAAGATGGAATGAAGTATCTTAGGCAACTATCTGCTCCAGATTTTATGATTTCATCTTTTGCCGCCATGTCTGCAATCATTCTTATGATACTTGATAATGTGGGGGTGACGGGACTAGAATTTAAAAAGTCGTCCGATTCAAAAGAAAATGATCACGAAGATACAGTAATCAAAAATTTCTTTTGTAAAAAAGAGCAAACGGTGGCGGAAGTATTAGAAAATATAGCAGTAGCAACACAATGCTCTATGTTTTATGATGTTGCAGGAAAACTTAATGTTTTGACAAAAGAAAGACTTACTGAGAATGTTTCTTCTGAAGATTCTGAACCTGGGCAAGGAAATATAAATCCAGACCCTCTTAAATATGTTTGGTATAACAATAACTGGTTTTTCTACGGTGGAAATACTGACGCCCTGCCATTTGAAACAGAATGGACCTATAGCAACTATTATGGATTTTGGATTTCTGAAGATCATCCCGTTCCATTACAATCTCCTGGAACAGACTTTTGGTTTGTCATGGACGAAAATGTGGTGGACGGAGAAGATAATGAATACGATTACATATCAGATTACACAGCAAATGTTGCTTCATTGGCCGAAGAAAAGATTAACCCCATAACGGATGGAGATATTACTTATCATTATTATGGGCCAAGAAGATCTCCTCTAGCCAGCACCCTTTCTGATACCAAGAAAGATCTATATAACCAACTAGCCTTGGATCAATTCCCGATGAATTCATTGGCATTCTCTAACTTTGGGTATGGCACAGTTATTTTATGGGAGCCTGGTGAAGATAACACTTCTGTCCTTGGGGCGGCAAATATCTTAAAGGATGTACTCCCAACAAGACTTAAAGATGTTCATAGCGAAGAAACTTATACTGCATTCAATGAAGAGAATGCTGTTAGACAAATGTATTCAAGAAAAACTTCTGCTGATGCAAGACAATCATTAATTATTTACATGGACGTAAATGAGGGGTTCACCATCCCAGATTATGAAGGATTTATTCTATTGGATAGTGAATATATTAAATATCGTGGAAAACTTTTTTATGTTGCTGGAACTAATGGAGTATACGGTCATAAGATTATTTTCAGCAAAGATGAAGAGTTTGAACTTATATCATCACTAGGTGCAGGAGATTCACTATCCTTCAGGGGCCTTGTTATAGATGTTAAATTTAGAAATCTTAGCAAGGATGGGGATAAGTATCGTTATAAAGTTATCGGGGATGGTCGGGGGAGATTTAATAGCACCCCCGCGAGACACTATGCCGTTATTGAGCAATCTGACGGAGTAGAGCCAAGTAAAAGATTTAAATTAATGCTAGGAGAAAGTGCAAATTATAATGTTCCAGGCAGTCTAGAGGCTACTACTAAATTTAATTTCGCGGATAAACTAAGGTATAAGTCTGCTAAAAAATTCCTTGGCACCATTCCAAAAGATGCTATAGATACTTATCTAGGATTCTTGAAGATATCTGGACCAACAGGGCCTAAGGATGATCAAGAGGCACTAGACTCGCTTATAGATGGAAAAGTTACAAGTGCTAAAAATCAGTTAAATAAAATTAATGATCAAGTTGATTTAGATGTTCCATCAAGTGAGCGCGACGGAAAAGTGGTCCCAGAGGAGGACTTTGATCCCTTTGTATATTTAAAGGGAGAGAAAGCAATCTACGGTCAAAAGATTACATTGCCTTTCGCCCCCAATGTTATCTCTACAAGGATGCGTCTTTATTCTCCAAGAAAAATCATTAAAAATGATAGAGTAATTGCTGCAAGTAATTCATCTATTGCTGGTATTGGTTTTGGAATAAATAGTAGGGGTGAAGGATACTACCTAGAAGTTGAGTCGGCAGGATCTGGAAAAGACTTTACAGAAAAAGATGATATTGTCAAGAACTTAAGATTTTATAGAGTAAAACTAGGAAATTATAAGGGCAAGCAAGTTTATTGTCCAACTGTTTTGCTCAAAGCAAGTGTAGGAGCCTTTACAGTATTCGATACTTCAGTTCAAGTAATTAAAACGGATAACCAGGAACTAGACCCCGTGTTCGAACTAGAAATTCAAATCCGTCAATTCCAGAATGCCATGAGATATACGATTTTTTATGGAGACAAGAAGATAGGAACTTATACAGAAAGCATTGGCGATGCGGTAGGAATTGATTCAAAAAATATTTGCATGTTTGTTCGCAATGACTCCCAAGCCATCTATGAATATATGATGGCTGCCGCCAAGCCTTTTGAGGATGATCCAGGGTCATACTTTAGAGGGTATAGGCAGTTTGAGAAAAAACTAGAGCAGGGAATTATTCCTGTAGATAAGGCCTTCCTCTTTAAAGACGATAAAGGAGAGGCTTTATTCTATTACAATGATTTTGCTAAATTAGCGAGACAAGTAAGAGAGTATGATATTAGATTCTCTGTTCCAGCATTAACAAGTGCGCTTCTAGATATTTCAGAAATTAATCCTCAGTATCTTGTTAAAAAATATGAACCTACTGCTTTTGGCGCAAAATTAGTATTGGCAAATATTTCTGGCGGGGCGATAAGACTGGGAACCGATGCAAGGCTTCCTCTATATATTGTTGGGATCGGCCTAGAAGAACTTAGCACGGGGACCGTGACGGCAAAAGATTTATATGAAAGTAGCGAAGAAGATAAACTAAGGCAAACTGAAAGAGAAAGAAACATTGCTATTTATGGCGAGCAAACATTTTCATTAGACAGCCAATATATTCAGACTTTATCTCAGGCCCGCGCCATGATGCAATGGGTAACTAAATATTGTAGTAGACAAAGGCTTAAATTAAATATAGAGGTATTTGAAAATCCTCTTATAGAGTTGGGTGACAAGGTAAAAATATTCGATAAATCTCGTGGATATTACGAAGGTAATTCAAGATTTGGCGACAGGACTTTTGTCGTTTCATCTATTGCTCGTTCAGTAACTTCCGGTGGCCCATCAATGACTATCTCTTTGACGGAGGTCGGTGAATCCTGATGACTGATCTACAAAAAATGATAGAAAAAATTAATTATGCAAGAAGCCAAGGCTTTCTATCACAAAATGAAGCCCAGGATCTACGTCAACTAGCACAATCTCTAGCAAATAAAAAAGGAGATCTAGGCTCTGGAGATAGGGATAAAATAAATAATCGCCTGAATAACGCTTTGAATAAAAAGGGGCAGCAGGAAAAGAAAGAAACTGGCCTTAAACCACCTAGCACACAAATTCCAGGTGGCACACAAACTACTACGCCAGGTGGTGGCACCCAGACTGGTGGCGATGGAAAACCTAAAAGCAAGTGGCAAAAATTTCAAGATGGATATGAAAAACTAACTCAAAAAAATGACAGAGATGTTATTCGTAATATTTTTGGCGGAAAGCCAGATGATTCTAAATTAGCATTTTTCCAAACATTAAATGAAACTAAGAAAGATGCCCTTGTTAATGCAGTCAAAGATGGAAAGATTACAAAGGATGAAAAAACTAAATTAGAGAAATTATTTAAAAAAATTAAACCTCCTGGAGGAGGAGGCGGTGGCGGCGGCGGCGGAACGGAGACAACAGTTCCAACTGGACCAGAGCCCATAGATTCAGACGGAGATGGAGTTCCAGACAATGAAGATCATGACGATGATAATGATGGTGCTCCTGACGAGATAGATGAAGATGATGATAATGATGGCACCCCAGATGACGAAGAGCCAGCGCATGGTGGACCAAACCCAACCGTAAAAGGTGGCAATAGAAAAATAAAAATTCCCTCTGCGGATAATAGGGCAAATTATTCGATTCCAGAAAAATCTAAAGAACGAATAACTATGCCTAATCTGGACAAAAAAATCACTACAGAAATTAACAGGCTCACAAAACAATTAATTAATTCAACAAAAGAATTTATTGAGGGCGGAATAAACTATGACGGTATAGATTTTGTTCCAGATAATGAAATTCTTACAGAAGATGGTAAAGAATTTTTTGAAATAGATGACTTTAATTCTCCTGGAGAAGTAAATTCTGGAATGGCGAATGAGAGACTTTCTGATATCATCAAAGCAATACAGGATGTGTTAGACGAAGGAATAAGGGGTAGCGGAAAATATAACTATGCCGACTACCTGAATCTATTTGAATTACGGTATAATAATGATGGAACCCCATATTATAAATTTAGTCTAGAAATTACTGGAGAAACTTTGGAAGATGTTATTGTTACAGTCTTAGAAGAAGGCGACTCCCTTGAGGATGAGGATTAATAATGATAGAAGGCATATATAAGTTTATTTTGGACGGCGAGGTTGTTCATGAAGAAAAGAATGCTCTTACCTCAATGGGCCGCGCTATTGCCATCAAATCATTACTTGGTATTGTCCCGAATTTTGGCGGCGTCATATCATACGGTATAGGCGATGAAGCAAATAATATAGATTCATCGACTAATTTAATAACAAACAATGGCCTGCAATTTGAAATTGGTAGAACTCCAGTCGTTGGCTCATCCCTAGAATTATCAAATTCTACAGATATTCTTGTGTATCGCGGGATCATTGAATCCACCGCCAACTATCAAATATATGAAGTGGGGCTATTCCCAGGTGGAATTTCTAGCACCAATGCAGATGTTACTGGATCTACAATCTTTGACTTTGATAGAGTTGACTTATTTACTAAGGTTGGATCTGCAAGCGCGGGCGCTTTGGTGGAGGCGGTAGAAGCAAGAATTGGCACCGATATGTTTTCCCTACCAGATACAGATGGATCTAATTCATACATTAGTTATCAAACAAACAACAATGTGCTAGAGGAAATTAATCGCTATACATCATTCGATACCTTTAGACTTGCGGGATTTGATTTTAACTTATTCTCATCCAGCGTATATTTTAGGTTTTATACTGATGAAACAAACTATTTCGATTATACTTTTACCACTCCTGCCGCCTCAGGATACTTTATTGTATCTGCTGAAAAGGGTTCTGCTGTAATCACGGGATCACCCAGATGGAACAGCATTACTTCTGCCCGAATATGGCAAACAAGCGGTTCAGCACTATATCTGGACGGACTTAAAATAGATTTTGGCTCCTACCTACAAGATACTATTACAGGGATGATTTCGCGGGCGGTATTAACTAGTCCAGTAAGAAAGCCGCCAGGAATTCCTCTAACAATAGAATATTCACTCTCAGTCGGATTCAATCAGATTGGATCGTAATGTCAAATATTAGCCTTGATAAAAATTTAGTTCCTGGACAAGAGGTAGAAATTCTTTTGAGAATGACTATTTTTGGGGAGGAAGTAGAAGATACAATAAAAATACCAGTACCTCAAGCGCCCCCGCTAGTCAATAAATTAAAGGATATAAAACTTAAGATAGAAAATAGAGATAAATATGTTGTTGGAAATAACAAAACTTTTAATTTTAATAAGTTTAAAAAATTTACAACAGAACTTTCTAAAACTAGATATAAATTTCTTATGGTTCTTACTAATCCAAAGGCGGTTGGCGACCTAGCGGCTGACGATGATATAATTATTAACTGTGCTGAAGCAGGGTTTACTAACGTTCAAGGGGTAGTTCTTCCAGGAAATAGTAAGAAAAAAAATTATGTATATGCCAGCATAAGTAAAAACAACCTTCCTTTAAAGAATCTAGACACCAATACATCTGGAACTATTCAAGAATATAAGAAAAAAATAAAGATAAGAGATGTAACAGTAGAATTGCCAGACTCTCTAATAAAATCCTTAGTATCTGAAAAACCAACACCCTCACCACAAAAAGGTAATGTGCAAGATATTGTTATCTTTATTTTTAAACAATTTAGTGGCCCAAACAAATCATCTATTAAATATAAAATAATGGATGGTGATGAAAAAGTGATTGATCTCAAAAATCCTCCACCAAGATCCGATGTAGTAGAATTTATCGGTAAAAAATCTCATAAAAAATCATTTATATTGAATGATGAAAAGGGAGAAAAAATTCTTTGCTATATTGCTATCGCTAGGTATATAAATAATGGTACTGGTTGGAGCGGAGAGTGGTTGCAGACAAATGAATCTAATAATGTCATATTTGGTAGGGCAGAGTAGTGTCTGAAAACACTTTTAATTCACAAGAGATTAACCTTCAACTTCAACCCCTGCCAGCGTTCATTGATACAGATGGGGCATTTAAACTTAATACCTCAATGCTATCATCATTTAATTTTGATGGATCAATTCCTAAAGCCGATGAACCAGTACAAGCAATTAATATAAAGCCAGGATATCTTATACAAATAGAAAACGGCGGAGAATATTTTCCAGTAGTTTCAGTAGAGTACGATGAGCCAGACATTGATGATACAGGGTTTGTCACCATCAACTATATTGATGATCAAGGTGTGACAGTTTCGCTAGAGTATGAAGAAACTGATGAAATAAATTCTGTATATGAAGATTGGGAAGAGAAAAGTTTAGGATCTCAAGGGTGGGGTATTACTTCTGGTGGAAATGCTATTTTTACAAACGTAGCGGTGAGAGGAAGAATTGAGGCAGAAGAAGGATATATTTCTGGAAGTTTAGTAATAGGTCAAAACGGAACATCAACATTTAATGATTTGACTACGGAAGAAGATGTAGAAAATTATATTAATGATTTGAATGATAGGATATCGGCGTCCATTAGTGATGTGTATATAGACATAGATAATCTTTCATCATCCATGGTATTTCTTTATGAAGCAGGGTTTGTTAGCAGCGCTCAACTCATTACAACAGGTGCTACCACTATAAACGGAAATAATATTACAACTGGTGTAATTAATGCTAATGTAGTTAGGATAACATCCGCGTCATCCCTGGTACAAAATCGTGCAGTACAATTTAGTGCAGTAGGATTGGAGGGATATACTAATACTGGGGAAAGAACATTCTTTTTGTCAACGGATGGTAACGCAGAATTTAAAGGAACAATTACTGGCTCTACAATAACTGGGTCAACGTTTCAAACTGCCACCTCGGGAAGAAGAATACAAATAGATACTGCCGGAGGATATGCCAACAATATTTCTATGTTTAGTTCATCTGGAGATAGATCTATTAGCATGGGGGCGGACACATATACAGAAGGTGCCGTCACATTCTCAGGAATTGAAATACGGGCTCTAACAGGAAATCAGGCGGTTTTAGGAATAATCTCAAGTAGTAATGGGGACGGAAGAGTAGAGATAGGAGAGTCAGAAAATAACTCTATCGTAAGAAGAACAAATTTAAATGTGGCTGGAAATATTGTTTCTGGACAATCGATAGGCGGTGGAGGCTCTATCATCTCTTATGGAAACATAGTATCTATAGGTGGTTCTGTTGTTGCACCAGTTTTTTATGGAGACGGATCACAGTTAACAAATATCGCAGCAGGAAATGCATATAAAAATGCAATAACCACTCCGACTCCAGCAAATAAAATAACTTTTGGTACTGGAGCCCCACCAAGTTCTGGAAGAACAACTGGCGATATACATTTGAGGTATATATAATGGCAAAAGAAATGCAAGTTTTTGATGGCTCTAATTGGAGGCTAGTAAACCAGCCATCAGTTTTTGATGGGGCAAACTGGCGAGATGTAGATGTTGCCTGGACTTATGAGCCTGCTGCACTTACTATGACTGGCTGGACGGTATTTTTTGGAACATTAACCCCAACAGTATCAATAACAAGCGCCTCTGCTACAGAAAACTCTATAACATTAAACTGGGATTCAGAATATCAGGAGTATATTAATATTTTATATACATTGTCTGGAGGATCTCAGCAACAGACGGGTTTGATTTACACACAAGCAAAGTCCTATACTATTACTGGATTATCCACAGGAACATATTCTATTATTCTTAGAGTATATTCAGAAACAAATACTCTCGTATCAGATACAACAACAGTAACAGTTCCTCTTATTCCTACAGTTTCTAACTTTAATCTAGTTTCTAAAACATTTAATTCAGCCACACTATCTTGGCAATCAACAAATCAATCTACCTATAGAATAATTCTGTACTACCCTTTTGGAGATGGAACTGGACAAATAAATACTGGAGAAATATCTAGCGCTTCTGCTAGATCTCATAGTTTTTCAAATTTAGAGCCCAGTACGGAATATACTCCACAAATTATAATAAAATCTTCTACTGGAAATACAGCATCTCTTACAGGAACCCCATTTACAACAGACCCCCCGCCAGCGCCAGTAAATACTGTTCTTCCATCAATATCTGGATCTAGGGCGATTGGTGAATTTAGGTCGGTTACTAATGGATCTTGGTCGGGAACAGGAACTTTATATTATAGATATCAATGGG